GCCAGAGCGATAGTGTTAATTGCCTTGACTTGTGTGCCGATTGGCATTACTGTGGGATTTTTAACAGATAGTAAGTATCAAAATCCGTTTGTACTTATTTTAATATTATTTTTTACATGTATAGGAGCAACGATATGGGTAAGATCAATAAAAGAAAAAAAGGAAAAATAAAATTTGGAAATAAAGGTCATGCATTTGCAGACTCTTATCTGGAGAGTGGAATCATTTCAGTTGATGATATCTTTCCCATACCAGATGAACCAAGGGATATCGAGGGGCAAGAGGAAGCCGATCATGTGATAGACGGCTATTCATTGCACCAAAACAATCATCACGAACGCTTCAATGATGATTTGGGAATAGACCAGAATGATTATGAAGTAGAACAGGAGAGATATGTCGTGGAATCCGAAGTCGCACAACCTATTGCTGTCGACAGATATTTCAAACGCTTTGGAAAAAGCCGTAGAACACCTAGATAATAGTGTCGCAGATACGCCGTCTGTTTTCATAAGTAACAATAAATCTTTTGCCATGCGTATGCGTATGTGTAAATATATCAAAGCGTTTAGGGAACAGATGAAAGACAAGGAAAATGTGGATGAGAATAAATATAATCATTTAGTTTTGACTAGTAATGTAGACGGAATTATGATAACATCTGCGTTGGAAAAGAAACCTTTAATTTTAACGGATGAAAGGGGGGAGAAATTATGATAAAAGAAACTGAAAAAGATAGAATGTTTATGGAGTGCATTGGTTTAATGCGTGATTCTATAGAGAAAATGTCAGATAAGTATCCACTAGAGGTAGTGAATGGTGCTTTGATAGAATTGGGATTGCGTATGTCAATGATACAAGGGGGCAGTTACCATACCATAAGAATATTCGCAGGTGTTATGCACAATGTAGCCACCTTCGGACAGTTGATGGAAAAGGATATTGCCGAGTCCATAAAAGCTGGATTAAAACCAGATCCTTTTGATGATTGGGAATTTTCTGGCACTAAAAAAACTTTGCATTAAAATAATTGTTGACAGATGTTT